TGATGAACTCTCGGAAGATTGAAATGTTTCCTTGGATTCAAACCTTTCCCATTTACATGCTAGATCAAACAGAGAATAAGAAGTGTTGGTTTACATGCTTAGAACATGCACAAAAATACGTAGATAGGTATAATTGTAAGTACAAATGTTATCAGTACACGGGTAAATCATGAAAGAATTATCCCCCTTTATTGGATGTACTTTTATGGAGGATAAAAGTGTATGTGATGATATTATTGAGTTTTTTAATAGTTCTGAATATGCTAAAGAACGAAAACACAAAGGTCAGACATTACTTGGTGTGCGTCCAGATCTAAAAGATTCTTATGATCTTCCCTTACAGTTTGATGCTAGCATAAATGAAGCAGTAACTAAATGGGAAGATCATTTAGGAGTTGCTACTCAAGAATATGTAAAATTATATCCAAATTGCAATAAATGGGGATTGTGGACAACCTATAATTACTATAATATTCAATACTATAAACCAGGTGCAGGATATCACATGTGGCATTGTGAAAGATGTAATGCCGACTATCCCATATGCAATAGATATTTAACCTTTATGACATATCTGAATGATGTTGATGATGGTGGGGGTACTGAATTTAGTGATCAGAAACTAACAATTAAAGCAGAAAAGGGTAAAACTATTATTTGGCCATCCGACTGGATGTTTACTCATAGAGGAATAGTTTCCCCTACGGAACATAAGTATATTATTACTGGTTGGTACAATTTTATAGATGATTAATCACATGGAACAATCTTTGATTTTTGGTATACCTTTTCTCCACTATAAAACAAAAAATTGGAAAAAATATAGAAGATTTCTACAAGAATCTTTTCGGAATTCTTCTAAATTTACTGATTTTTGGGATGATCGATCTGGTCCTGATCTTCCTGATTATTGTGATAAAATAGTAGATGTCATAACACCAAATTTGCAAAAATTTGCAGAAGTAATAAGTCCTAATCCAGTAATGATTACTGAAATGTGGTATGAAAAATCAAAAAAAGGTGATAAACACAGTATTCATAATCATGGTGGGCAAGGGTATTCTGCAGTTTTGTATGTGAAATACAACCCTGAAATTCATGAACCTACAGTATTTTATTCTGCTTTTAGGGATCCAATGAAAGGAGATTTTTTACGTTGGCAACCATCTGAAATTGAAGAAGGCGATCTAATTATTTTTCCATCAGAACTTTTGCACGAAGCACTCCCAAACAAATCTGATGAAGAACGTATCGTAGTTTCATTTAATATTGCATCTTGGCAACAAATGCGTTCATATAATGTTGGTAAAAAAGAAGTTGAAGATAAATTTAGACTTACTGGCAGTCTCAACAATAACAGCGCGGCACGGGTAGGTTTCTAATGGAAGTTAAATTGATAACAGAACCATTACATTATCTTCTAATAGAAAATGTTTATGATGATTTTGAGTTAGATAAAATTTGGTCAGAACTTGATTATCTTAATAATATTTGCGGTGGTTTAGATGTTGGTAGAGATACTGGTGGGAAGTATTCTACCAGTAAAAGTAATAAAGGAGTTTTTTTAGATTACATGTACAATGATAGAAAATATTCTAATATACTGACATGTAGTAAAAAATTATTGGATAGAGAAATCCTTAATCAAAAAGATTCTTGGTTTTTTAGACACTTTGCTGCAAATCGCGATACCACTTTAGTGTCATATTATGAAACTGATGATGAGTACCCAACTCATTATGATATGACTTTTCTTACTATTTGTACATGGTTGTACAAAGAACCAAAAAAATTTACTGGTGGTAATTTTTCTTTTCCTGAATATGATGTTACGATAGAATGTAAAAATAATACCGCAGTTGCTTTTTGTGGTAGAGTATTACATAGTGTAAGTCCAGTAAAAATGCATGAAGATGATCTAGATACCAATCATGGTAGATATTGTATATCACAATTCTTATTGATGGAACAACAAGGTTCAGATCAATCTAATTATTACTCTTAATTATGGAATTATCATTCACTCAAAAACTCATATATAGAGTTCCCTCTGCATTACCAAAAGAATTGCTTGATATAATGGAAAGGCAATTTGATGAGTTGGAATTTTCTAATGCTGAAGTAGGATCAGTCTTAAGACTTGATAAGGGTGTGAGAGATTCTGATGTACATTTTATTCCTTGGGATCAATGGATACCTGCTATGCTTTGGAGTGTAATTCATTCTGCTAATGTGGATTATTTTCATTATGATTTAACATATTGGGAAAGTGGATTGCAGGCAACTAGATATAGAGGAGAGGATAAGCAATTTTATAATTGGCACTATGATGAATTGCATAACATAGAAAGACACAGAAAGTTATCCTGTTCATTATTATTAAATGATGAATATGAAGGAGGCGAATTGCAATTTCATCATAACCAATGGACACAATCTATTAAACCTAAAAGAGGTGAGATTGTAATTTTTCCTTCTTGGTTGCCTCACCGTGTAAGGAGAATTACTTCAGGAACTCGTAAATCTTTAGTTGGGTGGGCATACGGTCCTCCATTCAAATGAATATGAAAAACAAAGAAGACATTCCTGAAAATTTACGTGAAGAGTGGGAATCTTATCTCGCATGTTGTGATTCTCTAGAAGTAGAACCCAATATGCGTAGGTTTCTCAGATACAACGAATTGTACCCGTATAAATAAACTTGTAGCAAATCGTGTGATTATTCGTGGGAACTCGTAAAATTTCTCAACTGGATACAATCTCGGATGCAAATTTATCTGGAGAGGGAATTCTACCAGTTGTTGTATCCGATCCATTGATTCCAAATAGAAAGGTAAAAATCAATCAACTCCACAAAGGTGTTGCTCAAGGAAGTAAATCAGCACCTGGATTATCTTTTGATTTAGACCGAAATACGGGTTTATATCAAAGTGCATATGATGAGATTGGTATTGGTTTTGGAGATAGTGGTTTTTACATGACTACTATCTCAAACACTGAGAATAGCAAATCTCTTTATATTACCGCTGTTCATGAAAGTTCCACAAACGCTGATATTGTTCTTGCTCCTAAAGGAACTGGTGCTGTAAAGGTTACTGGTAACTTTGTAATTTCTGATCAAACTTTTATCCTTGAAGATGCTCAAGGACCAAAAGCAAGATTTGAAGTAAGTAATGTTGGTACGGGGACAAACACTCGTGTCATGACATTACCAGCAATTACAAGTGGTAATGGTACAACATTAGTTGGTGCTGACACACAGCAAACATTAACCAATAAAACTGTACTTATTGATGAAGATAACTTAGTTATTACTGATGGTGATGACGAAGCAATCTTCCAATTAAATTGGACCTTAAGTCAAGATATTCGTCGTTCATATTTACTTCCAGATGCGGGAACGGTAACAACAACTGCTGAACCTACTGCAACATCATCCACATTACTTGACACTAAAGCAGAACAAACTGTTTTGAATAAAAGTTTTGTTGATGTTAAGTTTTTAACTGATGCTGAAATTGGAACTGCTTGGGCACAAATTAATACGGATGCTCTTACGGCAAATAGAACTATTACAGTTCCTGATTTGAGTCTTACATTAGTTGGTACTGATTCTACTCAAATCCTTGAGAACAAAACTATTGAGAATTTAATTCTTCAGGATCCTACAGATAACAGTAAAAAAGTTAGTTTTAGTGTTACTAATCAAAACGCATCATCCAATCAGACATTTGAAGTTCCTCCTACAAATGATCTAAATAATGGCAGCGATAACAGTACATTAGTTACTGCTACAGCAACTCAAAATTTATCTAATAAATCTTTAGTTGCTCCTATCATTAAACAACTTGTAGGTGATACTGAAAATAAGATCACTCTTGATCTGACTAATATTACAGGATCTAGAACAATTAAGTTTCCAGATTCAAATGCAACTTTACTTTCTACCGAAAACGTAACTGTTGAAGATGTTACATTTGGTGCTGGTATTGGTGGTAACAACCTTACTGGGTTAACCAGACAACAACAATTCTTCTATTCAGGATTTTAATAAGTAACCATGGCTAAACAAGGACTTCTCGCACAATCGAGACCAGCAGCAAATACTGATACAGTATTGTATAGATCTCCTATTGATGCTAGTGCTAGTACTGTTTTGACTGTCGCAAATGATGGTACTGGATCTACTTTTGATGTAGCAGTAAAAGATTACGATCAAAAGTTAACTCTTGATGCAAGTACATATAAACTTCATGAAGGGGATTTGATTACATCTTCTGTTGTTGAAGTTGGTACTAATATCCCAGGGACGGTGACTCTTAATCCTGGAGATTTGATTACCACAACAGACCAAGAAAAAACGTTTAAGTTTGAATCATTCTACACTCCTGCAACCACTACTGTTTTTGTAAAGGCAATTAGTATTAGAGAAGTGCCAGTAGAATCTGTCACAGGAACCTTTGTTGTTGGTAATACAATTAGTAAAGGATCTGGGGGTGATACGACAACTGCGGTGGTATATGGTGTTAATGGCACCACTCTTTATATTGGTCCCTCTACTATTAATGGATCTGGTTCAGAATTTGCTGCTGGTAACAGTATTGGTGTTTCTGGTGGTGCTTCTGCAACTATTGCAGCGTCACCTGCCATCACTGCTGCACAAGAAGAATTTGTATTTTCAGTAACTACCAACAGCGGTA